TTTGGTCACGCACCCCCGCAAAGTTACCTGACGTATCGCCATGACCGTTACTGTTATCAGCACAGAAGAATGCAACGTGTGATGCAACAGGAAAACGAATGCCAGTCTCTGCGATAGTCAACGCACGATGCGGTGAGTGCTCGGTTACTGCATGCAACACTGCGAGATTCTGAGCACGAGCAAAACCAATCTCGTCCAACAGAATAATTGCACCAGTGTGTTGGATTGCTTGAGTGATGATGCCCTCTTTCCAAACCACGTTGCCATTCTCGATTGTGTTACCACCGATGAACTCTGCACGTTCTAATGCCTCGTCAAAGCTGACCTTGAATAGTCTGCGACCGAGACGTGATGCTAACTGGGTGACGAACTCAGTCTTACCAGTGCCACGCTCACCCGCAAGCCACACATTGTCAGGCAGTGGGTTATCCAATGCAATCAACGATTGATGCAAGTGCTGAGGATTGAATACGTAATCATCAACACGAGCGGGTGCATTGACATCATTCCAAACTTCAACGAAGTAATCACCGAAGTCTACGGTCTCACCTTGATGCTGATACGACAACACCTGACCAACGAAGACATCACGCACACGCTTGCGTTCGCATTTTGGTATTGCGTTTGCAATGACAGTGAGTTCTGCTTTCGGTGTTGCCTTGCGGAACGAATCAAACAACTTAGAAACCTCAGTACGAATCTGAGAGTCGACCACGTTGTAGTCAACACCTTGAATCGATTTGAGTGCGTTGCCGATGCGTAACTCCAACTCACCGACCTTGCTATCAATCTCAGTTTTTACTTTGAGATTGTCATCGAGCAGATTGTTTGCAACGGTGCGAATGCGTTCGATGTTATCGGTTGCTTTTGTTACCTCTGCCTGAGCATTCACGAGCGACTGACGAATGTCATCAGGAACGTTCGTATTGGTAGCAACAGAAGAGACAACGGTTGGGATTGCAGACTGCACCTCAGAGAGGGTTACTCTGCCAGTGGTGATGAGATTGTCAACAAGTACTACTGCACCACTCTTGTTGTTTGTCTCAGCAGATAAGCCATTTGCTACGAGCACACTGTTTAGCACTGGTAGCGGTAGTTTTGATAATTCAAGTTTGATATTTGTACTCACGATTAAGCCTCCTAAAAATTAAAGAACGAACGTGCTTGCATCGAGCGGGCAGATTGGCAAACCTTTATCTGCATGCGTCTTTGACAAGCGGATTGTGTAACCACATGCGGGGCACGTAGCCTTGAGCATGCGTGTGCTTTGCACCTTGCGGTCAATCGCTACGTTTAAACGAGCGTGTGGGTAAGTACCAAGCGAGTCAATCAACGCTTTGTAATTCTCACGAAACTTCTGACCGATTTTGGTTTTGCTTGGTGCACCCTCCAGTAATAAATTCTTAACGACCTTTGGAAAGCGACCACGATGACCGTCACCGTCAGTAGCACTGTGTGCCAACTCATGAACGAGAATGCCAAACACCTCGTATGGGTCAGCCTCTACTGGTGAGATAAGAATCTCATGAGTATTGTCAGCAGATTTACTAGCAGAGTGATGTTCACCGATAGCACGATTGAGCGAACGTGCATGACGTGATGGAAAGCCACACGTCACACGAATGTTTTGAGGTAACGGATAACCGTTCGCATCGAATACTGGACGTAACTCATCGACTGCCTGAGACAACCAGTCCTCACGTGTTTTGTTTTGATAACTCATAAATGAAAAGCCTCCTTTAAAAACTGTTTAAAAAACTCACGACCAAGACACTCACCTTGATGGATAGTGCCATTGGCATATTCGTAAGCCTCACCACAACCACCCGCATAGTCGAATGCGAACACGACAACGAACACACAAAACACAACGAGTGAAACACCAACGAGCAAATGCTCAAGAAATTTTTTCACCATAAAAAAGCCTCCTAAGTTTGATTGATGCAAAACGCATCCTCATTCGCACTGCGAACGCAATGCGAACTGAGATGGGTTTTAAATTCGTACGTAATTGATGATGGTTATTCCCTCGCAATACTGAGCGAATTCTTTGGCATCCTTGAGACGTTTGAATTCGTAAGTTTTGTTGGGGGTTTTGATGGTGTACTTGTAACGTACTTTTTTAGAACGTGGTTTTTGATTCGACATAGTCAAAGCCTCCTTAGTTAAACGCAAAAATAAAAGTTAGTAGGAATAGCACCGAGGTGTGTGTCTGTGCTTGCACTTGGAGCAGAGCAGTAACCCTCTTCAATTAATTGATTCGCAGTTCTACCGAACCAACCTTGCAACTTCCACGCAAGACCTGAGTCAATCAGATACTGCCAAGCCTCGATGACTTGCTCCTCGCTATCAGCCTCGATGAAACCCTCAGCGATGCCAACTGCGTTGAACGAATCAACACGACCATGTGAGTAATGCTCCAACTTACGCTCTAAACCTTTGCTCATGATTAAGCCTCCATAAGAACGATGCGAGATTGCATCCTCTGCCTCACTCAATGAATGAGGCATGAGATTAAATCTCAAAGAACAACCAATCGCTTGGTAACTGTCGCACTCGCTACGTTCGTCAGGACGTAGGTCTTAGCGGTCGGTGTCGTTATCTCGTTCGGTTGTGTTCTCGTATCCACGCACAGAGCCTACTAGCCTTATACACACCACTGATGCTATTACTGCGAGTCACCAGTTACTCAGCCATTTGTTTTAAGTCGCTCTGCCATCGCACGACTGCACATTTTGGTTCCTAGAAAACCGAGGCTCTTGCATCGCACCTCTTGCTACTGTCACTCAGTGATAGCACTGAATGAGACTCCATATTAGCACGATTGTTTAAACATGTGCAATTACTTAATTTTGGGTGGTGCTTTTACCATCCCGAATCGCCCGCCAAGCCAGCCAGCATAAGCAAGTCGTTTAAACGGTCACCTCAATGTTTACCCACCCAAGGGTCGGTAAGCATTGCCATGAGTGTTTAAACATACCAAGCATGAAGCTCACTCAATGAGCCTTTGAAATTTCTTCTTTTTTCATGGTGTCGAACGCTTTCAATATTGCGTTAGCAATTAGCAGTAACTGCTCATGCGTTACGTCATCAAATATTTCGTTAGCCAAAAGTAATGCGTTAAGTAATCGTTTATCCATAAGTCCTCCTACATAGAGAGACGAATGCGAATTGAAAATGTGAGGGTCTTTTGAAAATATTTTTAAGGGATGTTGCGAACAGGTAACGAACGTAATGCGAACCATATTGCAATACGTTGTTTAAACGCAGACAATACGGTGAGTTAATTAACGTAGGGATTGATATATGAAAACGAGAGAAGAGTTCATTAATGAATTAGGTCTTGATGCAAGCATGATTGAAGACATCGGTGCTATTAAATCGAGCGAGGGAATCAATGTCGAAGACATGCGGTCAAGGGTTAATAGAGTAAAAGTAAAGAAGAACAAACAAGGATTACCTATAGGAATGAAGAGAGAAGAAAACCCAAACGATATTGACGAACAAACACACGTAGGTAAAGGAAAGAGACTATCTACAAAGGCTCACGCATTCGCAATGAATGTCGCTAGTGGTATGAGTCCACGTGAGGCATATAGACGTGCATACAATCCACCGAATAGTAGTGATGCAACGATGCAAAAGAATGCGAACGCACTTTTAAAGGATGCGAGGATTACTTTGTTACTGGAGTCTCTTTGGGAGGATGTCAAAGAAAATATCATCACCGACCAAGTCATCGCTAGACGATTCGTCATCAAGGAACTACTCGCTCATGCCAAGGACGAGACCAATCAAACAAGCAACAAGCTAAAGGCACTGGAACTCATGGGTCGTGCTATCGGCATGTTCACTGACAAGGTCGAGCAACGAGTCGAAGAGGTATCGGTCGAGCAACTGAAGAAAGAACTGGAATCATCATTGCATCTGCTCGATAGCAAGAGAGTAAGCAAGCATCACTGAGTTTAAACGGGGTTGTCGATGCCCCCTCTCGCCGACCCCACCGCCCCCCCACCCGCCTCTATGCCCGTGCCCCCGCCCCACGCCTATACGCTGTATTCCACACATCCCACCACTACTCCCTAGTAGACACGAACGTTCCTACATCACATCCTATAGGGGGGTGTATGTATATACAGTAGTACAATGAGAACGTTCTCTATATAATTATTGCGGGAGGTTTCACGTGAAACAATTTTGTAGAA